TAACTTCAACTGGGGTTCAAGGTGCAGCTAATGCAGAAGCTAATTTAGTATTTAATGGTAGTACACTAACTGTAACTGGGGGTTTAACTGTAACAGGTAATACTATATTGGGTAATGCAGCAACTGATACCATCCAATTCCAAGGGAAAATAGATGGGGATATAATTTCAGAAGCTTCAGGAAATACCTTAGGTGATACTACTAATCCTTGGGAAATTATTGCTAATACAGTAAAAGCCAATTTAACTACAGGTGTTGATAACTCTGTAGTAATAAAAGATGCAGATGGTTTCCTAAAAACAGATGAGATTGATTCTCGTGTTTGGGGTTCTAGTCTAGTAGATGGTTCAGGTGCTGCTACTCGTATAACTTATTGGTCAGATGCTAATACTGTTACTAGTGATGCTGGACTTACTTGGGATGGAAATACCTTTAATGTTTCAGGTGTATTTACAGCTGAAGAAAAACAGTTTGATATACCACACCCAACAAAAGAAGGATGGAGACTTCGTCACTCTGTAATGGAGGGTCCTGAAAGAGGTGTTTATGTTAGAGGTCATCTCAGCGGAAGTAACACAATTGAACTCCCAGATTACTGGAGCGGGTTAGTATACGAAGACAGTATATCAGTCCAATTAACTCCCGTAGGAAGTCCATGTACTCATTATGTAGATACTGTTACAACTGCATCAATTACTGTAGGATGTCAATGTGGAGAAGTTAATGCTTACTACATAGTTCATGCAGAAAGAAAAGCAGATGGACCAATAGAAGTTGAGTACCAAGTTAAATAATCATATATTTATATTAAATAAAAGAACATGGCTAAAAACGTTACAATAATCCCCGGCTCAGGTAGCTTTGAATTCACAGACGGAGGTAATAGCGTAGAAATGGAAATGGATGGCGGTACCCTCACCACTAAGGCGGGTGGTACTACCCTCATGTCTATGACTGGTAGTACTATCAACATAGATAATAGTGCTGAATTTATAATTCCCACTGTAAGTGGTACTCCATCGGATGCTCCTGAAGGAGCTATGTTCTTTGATTCATCAACAAATCAATTACTTGTAAAAAGTAGTACACAATTTGAAATAGGTGGTGGTCAAAAAGGTGTTCAAGGTCCTAGAGGTCCACAAGGTCCTATTGGAGACGACGGAGCCCAAGGTCCTACAGGTATACAAGGTCCTAGAGGTTTAATTGGACCACAAGGTCCTAAAGGTACTTCACCTATTGGTCCTATTGGACCTAAAGGAACATCTCCTATTGGTCCACAAGGTATTCAGGGTCCCACAGGTATTCAAGGTCCACGAGGTTTAATTGGCCCCCAAGGTCCTGAAGGTCCTAAAGGTACTTCACCAATTGGTCCTATAGGTCCAAAAGGTACTTCACCTATTGGTCCTATTGGTCCTAGAGGTCCTATTGGAATTCAAGGTCCTATTGGTGACATTGGACCACAAGGTCCTATTGGTCCTAAAGGAACATCCCCTATTGGTAACATTGGTCCTAGAGGTCCTATCGGTAATATTGGTCCACAAGGTCCTATAGGTCCTATAGGTGTTATTGGTCCAAAAGGTACTTCACCTATTGGTCCTATTGGTCCCAAAGGGACATCTCCTATTGGTCCTATAGGTCCAAGGGGTCCTATTGGTATACAAGGTCCTATTGGTCCAACAGGTGCTCAAGGTCCTGAAGGTCCTAAAGGTACTTCACCAATTGGTCCTAAAGGTAATATTGGTAACATTGGTCCTAGAGGTCCTAGAGGTCCTATAGGTATCCAAGGTCCTATTGGTCCTAAAGGAACATCTCCTATTGGTAATATTGGTCCTAGAGGTCCTATTGGCATACAAGGTGCAATTGGTCCTAGAGGTCCTATTGGTCCTACGGGTCCTAAAGGAACATCTCCTATTGGTCCTATTGGTCCTAAAGGTACTTCACCTATTGGTCCAATCGGTCCTAGAGGTCCAATTGGTCCACAAGGTATTCAAGGTCCTATTGGTCCTAAAGGAGATAAAGGTCAAACAGGAGCACAAGGTCCAGCAGGACCTAAAGGTACTAAAGGTGATATAGGTCCTATCGGTCCTAGAGGTCCTATTGGCCCAGCTGGTAGTTCACCTATAGGTCCTATTGGTATTCAAGGTCCCCAAGGTAATATTGGTCCTAGAGGTCCTATCGGTATTCAAGGTCCTATTGGACCACAAGGTAACTCTCCTATCGGTCCTGAAGGACCAACAGGGGCACAGGGTCCTATCGGTAATATAGGTCCTGGAGGTGCTATTGGCCCTAGAGGTCCTATTGGAAATTCACCCATCGGTCCTAGAGGCCCAATTGGTATTCAAGGTCCTATTGGTCCTATTGGTGTAGGCGGAGAACAAGGCCCCATTGGACCACAAGGTGCTTCACCTATTGGTCCTAGAGGTCCTATTGGTAATATTGGTCCTAGAGGTCCTAGAGGTCCTATTGGAGTTCAAGGCCCTATTGGTCCTAAAGGTACATCACCACAAGGTAATATTGGCCCTAAAGGTAGTATAGGTAATATTGGTCCTAGAGGTCCTATTGGTATTCAAGGTCCTATTGGTCCTGCTGGTAGTTCACCAATTGGTCCACAAGGTATTCAAGGTCCTAGAGGTTTAATTGGTCCTAGAGGTCCTATTGGTATACAAGGTCCTATCGGTCCTCAAGGTGCTTCACCTATTGGTCCTGAAGGACCAACAGGAGCACAAGGTCCTATTGGTAATATTGGTCCTGGAGGTGCTATTGGTCCTAGAGGTCCTATTGGAAATTCACCTATTGGTCCACAAGGTATCCAAGGTCCTAGAGGTTTAATTGGTCCAAGAGGTCCTATTGGAAACCAAGGTCCTATTGGTCCTAAAGGTACTTCACCAATTGGTCCACAAGGTCCTATTGGTAATATTGGTCCAAGAGGTCCTAGAGGTCCTATTGGTATTCAAGGTCCTATTGGTCCTGCTGGTAGTTCACCAATTGGTCCACAAGGTCCTATTGGTCCTGGTGGTGCTATTGGTCCTGCAGGTGCTATAGGTATTCAAGGTCCTATTGGTCCTGCTGGTAGTTCACCAATTGGTCCACAAGGTATTCAAGGTCCTAGAGGTTTAATTGGTCCTAGAGGTCCTATTGGGGTTCAAGGTCCTATTGGTCCAAAAGGTACTTCACCTATTGGTCCTAGAGGTCCTATTGGTCCTCAAGGTGCTATAGGTCCACAAGGTCCTATAGGTCCAGGAGGTGCTATTGGTCCTAAAGGTACATCACCTAGTGGTGCTCAGGGTCCTAGAGGTCCTATTGGTAACTCACCTATTGGTCCTGAAGGACCAACAGGAGCACAAGGTCCTATTGGTAACTCACCTATTGGTCCTGAAGGTGCTATTGGTCCTAGAGGTCCAATTGGTCCTAGAGGTCCTATTGGGGTCCAAGGTCCTATTGGTCCTGGAGGTTCTTCACCTATTGGTCCAAAAGGTAATATTGGCCCTAGAGGTGCTATTGGTCCTGCAGGTACTACAGGTGCTATTGGTCCTAGAGGTCCACAAGGTAATATTGGTCCAGCGGGTGCTGATGCCCCTACTGGAATAGATACTGACTTTTCAATCCAGGGAGCTGATGGTACAACTAGTAATTTTGGGTTTGAACAAGGTGTACTTGTTAGTTTTAGTTAATAAATAGATATCCATATAAATGGCTAAAAGCGTTAAAATAATACCTTCCTCAGGTAGTGTAGAGTTCGATAACGGAAACGGTAGTAAAATTATTTATACTATTAGTGGTTCTGTAGTTGAAGTTACTAATGAAAGAGGAGATTCCTTAATGGAAATGAAGGACTCCGATACTAAAACATTAAATGTTAGTAACGATGCTACTATTATTTTACCTACCCAAGCTGGAGCCCCTGCTAACCCACCTACAGGTGCTGTAATATTTGATTCTAATACAAATAGTATTGCAGTAGGTGATAGTGGTTCAGGTAAAATAGAATTACAAGGACCACAAGGTGATCGGGGCCCTAGAGGTTTACAAGGACCTAAAGGAATTACAGGTATAAAAGGTAATGAAGGTCCTATAGGACCACAAGGTCCTGAAGGTTTAATTGGAGATGCTGCACCTCAAGGTGCTATAGGCCCTAAAGGTCCTACTAATGTAACAGGTCCTAAAGGTCCTCAAGGTATAAAAGGTAATGAAGGTCCTATAGGACCACAAGGTCCTGAAGGTTTAATAGGTAATATAGGTGCTGATGCTCCACAAGGTGCTATTGGTCCTAGAGGGGATGCAAATGTACAAGGTGCAATTGGTCCATTAGGTCCACAAGGCCCTGAAGGTCCTAGAGGTAATATTGGTCCTGAAGGTTTAATTGGTAATATAGGTAACGCAGCAGAAAAAGGTAATATTGGTCCCTTAGGCCCACAAGGTCCTATTGGTCCTGAAGGTCTTATAGGCTCTAGAGGTGATATTGGTCCTAGAGGGGATGCAAACGTACAAGGTGCAATTGGTCCTAGAGGAGATGCAAACGTACAAGGTGCAATTGGTCCATTAGGACCACAAGGTCCTGAAGGTCTTATAGGTGATAAAGGCCTAACAGGGGGGATTGGTGCTATTGGTGTAGAAGCTGTAAACGGACCTATTGGTCCTATAGGTGCTATTGGTCCATTAGGTCCCCAAGGTCCTCAAGGCCCTGAAGGTTTAATAGGTAATATAGGCCCAGCTGCCCCACAAGGTGCAATTGGTCCATTAGGTCCACAAGGTCCTAAAGGTCCTATCGGTCCATTAGGACCACAAGGTCCTATAGGTCTTATTGGTGAAGATGTAGCCCAAGGTGCTATTGGTCCTATTGGTCCAGCAGCCCCACAAGGTGCTATTGGTCCATTAGGCCCACAAGGTCCTAAAGGTATTGAAGGTCTTATAGGTCCTAAAGGTCAACCAAATGAAATTGAAGGTAGTGTATTAATAGAAACTTTCTCTACTCATAATGGTAATGGTAATACTTCTCAATATTCAAATTACCCAGGTAATGCTTCAGATTTTGAATCATTCTTTAATGTAAACCTATCAAATACATCATTTACAGATTCAGTAGTTAGTGACTTAAATAATACAACTAATGCTTTAAATTGGACTACTACAGCCCTACTTGAATCCTTAGGAATTACAGTCCCTAATTCTGGAGCATATTTTTCAACCAGAGTAACAGGTATATTTAGACCAACAGAAACTGGTACGTACACCTTTACAGCAGAATCTGATGATTCTGTTCAATTGAAAATTGGAAGTACTATTGTTGCTTCTTTTTATGGTGGTAGAGGTAGAAGCGCTTTAGGTACTACAACTGGTACTATTTCATTAACAGCAGGTACTAGTTATAATATTGTAGTTTATCAACAAGAATATAGTGGTGGTGACGGTTTAACAGTATTTTGGAAAAAACCATCAGAATCATCAGGTTCTACATGGTACCAACACACAGACGAAATTTACACCTCAGGCGATCAAGGAATTCAAGGTCCTCAAGGTCCTAGAGGAGATAATGGTGCTATAGGACCACTTGGTCCTCAAGGTCCTAAAGGTAATACACCAGATATTGGTCCTAAAGGCCCTGAAGGTAACATTGGTCCTATTGGCCCATTAGGCCCACAAGGTCCTGAAGGTCTTATTGGTAATAAAGGTCCATCGGGCGCTATAGGTGCTATTGGTCCTAAAGGTAGAACAGGTGGTATAGGTAATATAGGACCTAAAGGTATTATAGGTCCACTGGGACCACAGGGCCCTGCAGGCGCAATTGGTCCATTAGGACCACAAGGTCCCGAAGGTCCTAGAGGTAATAAAGGCCCTAAAGGAGTAACAGGTCCCATAGGTACTAAAGGTATATCGGGTAATCAAGGAGCTATTGGTCCACAAGGTCCTATTGGTCCTGAAGGTCTTATAGGACCGCAAGGTCCTGAAGGTCTAATTGGTAATATAGGTCCTGCGGCACCACAAGGTGCTATTGGCCCAATAGGTCCACAAGGTAATATTGGTCCATTAGGACCACAAGGTCCTGAAGGTTTAATAGGTCCTAAAGGTAATACACCTGATATTGGTCCTAAAGGTCCTGAAGGTAATATTGGCCCAATTGGTCCATTAGGTCCCCAAGGTCCTGAAGGTTTGATAGGTAATAAAGGTCCAATAGGTGCTATAGGTGCTATTGGTCCTAAAGGTAGAACAGGTGGTATAGGTAATATAGGTCCTAAAGGTGCTATTGGTCCTGAAGGTCCTCAAGGTCCCGCTGGTGCTATCGGTGCTATTGGTCCACAAGGAAATATAGGCCCACAAGGTCCATTAGGCCCACAAGGTCCTGAAGGTTTAATAGGTGATAGAGGTATAGAAAATGTAAATGGTCCTATAGGTCCTCAAGGTCTTATTGGTCCATTAGGTCCTTTAGGTCCACAAGGTCCCGAAGGTTTAATAGGTCCTAGAGGTACAGATGCTGGTATTGGTGCTAGAGGTTTAATTGGTCCTAAAGGTCCTATTGGTCCTAAAGGTCCAAGAGGTCCTGAAGGTTTAATTGGTCCTAAAGGTAATACACCAGATATTGGTGCTAAAGGTCCTGAAGGTCCTATTGGTCCAATTGGTCCATTAGGTCCTCAAGGTCCTGAAGGTTTAATAGGTCCTAAAGGTCCTACAGCATCAATTGGTCCGTTAGGACCACAAGGTCCTAAAGGTCCTATAGGTCCTGAAGGTTTAATTGGTCCTAAAGGTAGTATCGGTCCTATTGGTCCAGCTAATGTTCAAGGAGCCCCAGGTGCTAGAGGACCTCAAGGTCCAGCTGGTGCTATAGGTGCTATTGGTCCTAAAGGTAGAACAGGTGCTAAAGGTCCTATAGGTGTACAAGGTGCTATTGGTCCTCAAGGTCCAAATGGTCCACAAGGTCCAAATGGTCCACAAGGTCCTGAAGGTCTAATTGGTAACATTGGTCCATCAGGTGCTACAGGTGCCATTGGTCCTATTGGTGCTATTGGTCCTATTGGTCCTATTGGTCCTTCACCTCAAGGTCCTGAAGGTCCTATTGGTTTAATTGGCCCTAAAGGTAACCCAGGTCAATCACAAGCTACTTATCCAGGTGTTTCAACATCCCCTACAATATATGGATTAAAAGACCAAGCAGGTTATTCTACCGCTTTAGATTTTACAAATGGTTTAATTACAAGTGCAGAACAAGCATATAAAAATTATTACTACGGCGATTTTGATGGTACTAATGATAATGTTACAGCTACTATGAATGGCTCTTACGATAATCTAACTAATTTTGATTGGAGTATTAGAGTATATGTTAGAATGGACCAAACATCAGCAGCAAATCGTACTGTATGGGATTTTAATAATACTACTTCTGGTACTAATAATCGTACATTCTTACAATACAACCAAAGTTCTAATAGACTTATAATGAGAATAAGAACTAACGCTACAAACTTTGATGCTCAGTGGGCTTTACATGATAATAACTCAGCTACAGGTACTGGTACTTCTTCTTCAAATAAATGGTTAAGTACAAATAGGGGTAATGTTAATAGTGATAATATGTGTATGCTTACAATTACCTATGATGCATCCCAAACTATAGCTTCAAATGCATTTAAATGTTATTGGAATGCTTCACAATTAACTTCTGTAGCAGTCTCTAATAATAATACTAGAACTAATAATACTATGGGAAGGTTAGCTATAGGTGCTCAAAGACATGCTTTAACAACTGTCCCATGGAATGGTAGAATAGACGAGTGGGCTTTTTATAATAAAACACTATCATCATCAGTAGTTAGTAATCTATATGATTCTACAAGAGCAGAAGCAGCACAAACTATAAGTACTACTAATTTAATTACAAATGTTAGTTTTGATGATGGGGGTACTATTACTCAATACAATAATAACCTCTCCAATGTTTCTATAAGCGGAATGAGTTTTGGAGCGTATGGATTTTAATTTTTGAATTATGGCACAATTTTATTATATTTTAAATGTAAGTCAATATAATGTACATTCTGATAATTTAGAGTATTCTCCTGTATGGAATACAAGTGGAAGTGAATGTATAATTGAAGTTCACCATAGCTATGTAATATCAGATTATCTAGTAAAATTTGAAAAGTCCAATGACGTTCAAGATTGGATTTACTCTCCAAATAGAATTGATGAATGGTATCAACCAGATATAAGTGAAATACCTTAAATAAATTAGTAAAAAGTTATGAAATTAGTTATATACGCGGGATATTATTCCCCACCTTACTCACCTGAAACTATAGACGAAATTGGTTTAGGGGGTACAGAACAATGTATTATAAATTTAGCTAAAACCCTTAAATCCCAAAATCCAATTTGGGATATTTGGGTCGTTGGTGGGGTAGTTTATGGGGATTATGATGGAGTAATGTATAGACCCACACAAGATTTCAAAAATGAAGTCGATTCTGTAGATACTATTATTGGGGTTTCATACATTCATTACATTAAAGAATTTGAGGATATCGAGTATACCGATTCGATATTTTGGGTACATAATACCGATTATTTCACGTGGTGGAATGGCGAAGAACTACCAAACCATCGTGAACTTTTATTAGATTCTCGCTTAAAATCTATAGTCTGTCTAACAGAATGGCATAAAAACAAATTTATAGAACAATTCCCAGAAACTAGAGATAAAATCCAAGTTATAGGTAATGGAGTAGATATTTCTAAATTTAAAATAGGTAATAAAAACCCAAATCAATACATTTATACCTCACATTGTGAACGAGGATTATTTCAACTTCTACAAGAATGGGGTGATATTAAATCTAATAACCCTAAGGCTACACTAAAAATATCTACCCCAGAATATGGGTTAGAATATTACAACATTTATTTTAAGGATTTAGTAGATAATTTGGATGGTATAGAATTCCTTGGTACATTACCCCAACATGAGCTATATGAATTAATGGCAGAGAGTACCTATTGGTATTATCCCTCATCATACGAGGAGACTTTCTGTATTACTGCTTTAGAGATGTTAGGACATAAAGTTCAACCTATTACATGGGAATGGGGAGGATTAAAAGAAACATTAAATGGTTTTGATACCTTAAATACTACTGAAGTTATAGATTGGGATCAAGTACCTAATTATTTAGATGAATGTACATGGGACTCCAGAGTAAATAAACATTGGAATTCTTTAATAACAAAAACACATATGAATTTAGAGTTATTTTACGTTTTAGCACTACAAGAAACCCCAGAGATAGTAGAAAAATGTAATAATATTACTTTACCCTCACCTACAGAATATTTTATCAAACCCGGATTTGATGCTCGTAAAATGTCTCAAGAAGATTGGGATAAATTTGGTGTAGCTAAACATTCTAGATGGAATATTGAGGGTAGTAATAAATGGTGGAAACGTGATGTAATGGAAGGTGAATTAGGCTGTGGTTTATCTCACGTAGATACTTGGGTAGATTCATATCGCAGGGGTTTAGAAACTACTTTAATTTTAGAAGAAGACTTCTATGAGGACACCCCAGTAGACTGGGCTCAAGTTGAGGAATTATTAAATAGAGGGTACGACTTAATTTATTTAGGACGTAATGCTTTAGAGGCTTCATTAGAAAAACCAATAGAAGGTTTAGATGGATGGGTAGAACCTGATTATACTTATAATTCTCACGCTTATATTTTATCTAAAAGAGGTGTTCAAATTTTAGTAGAGGAATATATGGAACAATATAAAAGTGAAATGTTTGCTTTTGATGAATTCCTTTCTATTACATTTGGTATGACACATCGCCAAGATATCCTAGCTGAATACTCAGGAAAAACCCGTTTAAAAGCAGCAGCTCCTATAATAAACCATTATATTCAAAAAGATAGCCCTGGTTTAACATTTTATATAGCAGACCAATTATCTACATTTAATATCCAAGGTATAACCCCATCTATTAAAAAAGTATCTAACTGGGAGGAATGGTGCAAAGAATACATCAACCCAGCATTATTAAAAGGCCAATATCGTTTGATGGTAGATGAAATTGCTTCTAACGTAATAGAATTCCCATTATTTACAGAAAAATTCTGTAATGAAATTATTGACTTAGCTGAACAAAACGAGTGGATTACTGATAGACATGAATTTTACCCTACAACCGACCAAACTATGGAAAGTTTAGGTATGCAAGACATTTATCAAAGAGTATTAGAGGAATTTGTTTATCCTATCTGGACTTGGTTTTGGGAATTACAAGGTGATGGTTGGGGTAATCTAACCAGTGAAAACTTTATAGCTAAATACGATACAGAAAACCAAGGCAGCTTAGACTTGCATCATGATAGTTCTGTTATTACATTGAATGTTAGATTAAATAATGAATTTAAAGGTGGAGGTACATTCCTCCCAAAATATAAAACTACAGTACAACCACGTAAAAAAGGATATGCTATGGCTCACCCCGGAAACATTACTCATTTACACGGAGGTAGACCAGTAGAAACAGGAACACGTTATATATTAGTATCATTTACAAATAAAAAATAAAAAAATATGGAGACACTTTATTCTTTTCCATTAGATTTTGACAAATATGTCAATCAAAGTAATTATTATTGGTTTGAGGAAGGTTTTACCCCAGAAGAATTAAAAACTCTCGAACAACAAGTACAAGAAATTCCCTCACAAGCTGGGGTAACTGAATCTGGAAACCAAGCAGAAGGTGAGGGTTTAGAATCACGTAATTCTATGATTAAATGGGTTCCGTTTAGTGATGAAACTAAATGGATTTATGATAAAATTGGTATGTTAGCTAAAATTGCTAATGATGAAATGTTCCATTTTGATATCCACAATATGCCAGAAAATATTCAGTATACGGAGTATTATGGTACTAATAAAGGGCATTACGATTGGCATATGGATATTGGAACTGAAGGTTTTATGAAATTCCGTAAAATTTCTGTTACAGTCCAATTATCTGATTCAGATGAATATGAAGGTGGTGATTTACAAATTTGGCCAGGTGGTCAGTCTCCATATACTGCACCACGTGGTAAAGGTAATGTAGTAATATTCCCATCTTATCTAATGCATAGAGTAACCCCAGTTACTTCAGGTACTAGAAAATCATTTGTACTTTGGCTAGGAGGAGGTCATTTTAAGTAATGAAAGTAGCAGTTTGTGTTAGTGGTCAACCCCGTAATTACGAACAGGGTTATCATGAATTAAAAAAGTGGTTTTTAGACAAGTATGATTGTGATGTTTACCTTCATACTTGGAAAGATGTAAATTCTCCTATGACTGGGGGACATAAATTTGCTCCTACTTTGGTTGAATATAAATTCACAGAAAATGACTATGATAAAATATTAGAGTTATATCAACCTAAAGATAGTTTTCTACAACACCCTATCCCTTTTGATACAACAAATATAGAAGGACACTTAGGCTACAGGCTCCATAATATGCTAAGTGGGTATTATTCAGTTTATGCTTGTAATAAATTACTCCAAGACTCAGGTAAACAATACGATATAGTTATTAGAACTAGATTTGATTTAGCTTTTACAGATTATATTTCACCTGAATGTCTTATTTTAAAGGACATTACACAATTAGATTTAAGTGGTATAAATTTATTTGAATATCCTATACTTAATGGTTATCCTACTAGAATATCTGAAGTAGATGATTTGTTTGCCATTAGTTCTATGGAAATTATGGATGTGTATTCTAATTGTTTTTCCCATATGTTGGAATACATTTACATAGATGAAGGATACCCTGAATGGTTTAAACCTTTAATTTCAGACCATCCTGATAAATTATGTCCTGAAAGTTTATTAAAGTATCATTTAGTAAAAAACGAAATACCTATTAATTTTATAAATAGTTTAACAGAACATTTTACAGCTCATATTTTACGATGAAAATAGCATTATTAATTAGTGGTCAACCACGTAGATATAGAGAAGGTTATCAAGAACTTAAAAAATGGTTTTTAGATAAGTATGATATTGATGTATACCTTCATGCTTGGAAAGATACTGAATTTAAAAAATATGACTTTTTTAATGAAGGTAAGGTTCAAAAAACATATGAAGTAGGAAATGATTTGTATCAAAATTTACTTGATTGGTATCAACCTAAAGGATACTTATTTGAACCTTCTATCCAATTTGATGCTTCAGATATAAAAGGTCCTAATAATCAACGTTTAAATTCTCAAATGGGAATGTGGATGTCAACACAACGCGTTTGGGACCTATGTGAATCTTCAGGTATTGAATATGATTTAGTATTTAAAACACGTTATGATTTATTATTTACTCATAACGTAGCTAATAATTGTGATTTACTTACAGATATAACTAAACTAAGTACAGAACACGTTAGTTTTTGGGAATACGCTCCACATTGGAATATGGATTGGCAAATGAATGACCAATTAGCAATCGGTCCTCCTCATTTAATAAAAGATTATTGTAGCGTGTTTTCTGAAATGCTTTATAATATATTTCATAACCCAGAATACCGAGATAATAATAATGATGTATTTATTAATGAAACTTTAATTTTACAACATATAAACAATAAAAAAATTCCACTTAAACCTATGTACCATGGATTTGAAGGATCTAGAGGTATTGATTGTGGGTGTCACATAATGCGATAATATGAAAGAACCAAAAGTTTATGCTCATGGTGCCTATGTAGGTACAACAGGTTATGCTAATCATACTAGAGATTTTTTTAGACATTTATCTAAATCAACTCCAGTTAAAGTTCGTAATTATACAGTAGGTAATACATGGGAAGGGTTTTCAGATGAACCCCATAATAATGAATCCTATCTTACAGATTTAGATAAAATTTTATTAAATAAACAAACACTTACTACTGGAGATAATAGTAGAGAAGATTCTTCAATTTATACTAAACATGGGGATAAATTTGATCATGATGTTAATTTAGTATTAATGGAAACCAACCATCATTATTTTTATGATTATTATAAAGGTCCTAAAATTGGTTATAATGTATGGGAATCCACAGAACAACCTAAAGGGTTTTTTAATAAATGGAAAGAATTTGATCAAATGTGGGTTCCTTCTCAATGGCAAGCAGATTGTACTATTGCTCAAGGTGCCGATCCTAAAAAAGTAAAAGTAGTCCCCGAAGGTGTAGATGTAAATACTTTTTATCCTGAAGATCCTCTAACTACTTTAGATTATGTAGATGGTAGATTTAAATTTATTCTTTTTGGTAGATGGGAATATAGAAAATCAACAAAAGAAATTATTGAAACTTTTTTAAAAACGTTTACTAAAGAAGACCCTGTAGATCTTATTTTAGCTGCTGATAATAATTTTGCAAATGATGATTTTAATTCTACAGAAGAAAGGTTAGAACATTTTGGTTTTACCGATAAACGTATTAAAGTAAAGCATTTTGTTAGTAGAGAAGATTATGTTACCTATATGAAACAAGGTAATGTGTTTTTATCTTGTGCACGTAGTGAAGGGTGGAATTTACCTTTAATTGAAGCTATGGCTTGCGGTACTCCCTCTATTTACTCTAACTGTTCAGGGCAATTAGAATTTGCAAAAGGTAAAGGCCTCCCAGTACAAATAAAAAATGAAGTTAAAAATCCAAATCATGTAGGCAATTATTACGAACCTGATTATGAAGACTTATCTCGTGTAATGCGTGATGCTTTTGAAAATTATACAGATCATAAAAAACGTGCTGTAGAAGAAGCAAAAATTATTCATAGAGATTTTAATTGGGATAAAGTAGCAAAAATTGGTAGAGATACTATCCAAGAATTTTTAGATAATTATAAAGAACCCAAAGATACTAATACTATAAGTGTTAATTATATAGGAAAACCTAAGGTAGAAATTATAGGGGATGTTGATAAAGAATATCAAGTAGAATTTATCAATAGAGATACTAATAAAATTATTCACCAACAAACTATCCATAATAATATGTGGGTAGAATGTAGTAAAGAATATTATATTCCTTGGTTAATCAAAGTAAATGGAAAAGAGGTTTCTAGATTAGAACTCCAAAACCAACCAGTATTTATTTCTATTGATTCAAGTTCATTAGGTGATACTTTAGCTTGGACTCCCTATGCTGTAGAATTTGCTGAAAAACATAATTGTAAAGTTATTTTATGTACTTTTCATAATGATTGGTTCAAAAATCTTCCTGCTTATAAAAAAATTCAATTTATTGACCCTGGTACTTCAACCCCTTGTATAGCTCATTACAAAATAGGTTGGTTTAGAAATGAACAAGGGGGATGGGAAAACACAGATATGCATCCTACCCAATGTAATACTATACCTTTACAACAAACAGCTACAGATATTTTAGGTTTAAATTTTAAAGAAATTAATCATGGTATTGATTTTAAAAAACAAACAAAACCCATTTTAGAAAAGTATGTAGTCATAGGCCCCCAGTCTACTGCTGGGTGTAAAGAATGGCCAAGAGAAAACTGGATTATTTTAACTAAATTATTAAACCAAATTGGGTATAAAGTAGTAGCTTTAACTAAAGATCAATCTGATTTACCTAATGTAATAAACTCATGGAATCAACCTTTTAATGTAATAGCTAATTATTTATTACATGCTGATCTATTTATAGGATTAGGTTCAGGCTTATCATGGTTTAATTGGGCTTTAAATAAACATACTATAATGATAAATGGTTTTGTTGAAAAAGGTCATGAATTTACAACCAAAGTAACTAGAGTAGCTAATGGTAATGCATGTTTTCCTTGTTGGACTAACCCAAATTTCACTTTTGATGCAGGTGATTGGGATTGGTGTCCCATTTGGAAGGGCACTGACAAACAACATATTTGCCAGAAATCAATAACCCCTAACCAAGTATTTAAAATAGTAAAAAATAAATTAAATAGTAAAAAATAAATTAATATTTATAACATGGAAAAAGTTTATATTACTGAAGAAGATAAAAAACAAATTTTATCAATTCAAGAAAAAGAAAACAATTTTATTATTCAACTAGGACAGTTGGAAATTGAAATTCAAAACTTAAATCTTCAAAAAGAAAGTATTTTAAGTCAGGTAACATCTTTTAATAAAGAAAAAGTAGGTTTAGCTAAAACGTTACAAGACAAATATGGTGAAGGGACCTTTGATTTAGAATCTGGAGAATTTACTAAAAATAGTTAGTTTTTGAGAAAGTTTTGAATATTTATAATCAAAACATTCAATCAATATAACAATGGCAGAAACTTTAATTTCACCTGGTGTATTAACAAGGGAAAACGACCAATCATTTATCACACAGCAACCTGTAACAGTAGGTGCTGCTATTGTTGGTCCTACAGTAAAAGGTCCTGTAGAAATTCCTACAATTGTTACTTCGTATTCGGATTATCAAAATCGTTTTGGTACTACTTTTGACAGTGGGAGTGATCAATATTCATTCCTAACATCAATCTCAGCTTATAATTACTTCCAAAATGGAGGTGAATCTTTATTAGTAGCTAGAGTAGTATCAGGTTCTTCAACTTGGGATTATGCTGAATCAGCAATCCCTGCTGAAGATGGAACTGCATTTACACTTGAAGTTTTAGATCAAGGGGAATTATTTAATAATTCTGGATCTGTAAACCAAATCCCAAATGGGGATGGTGCATTATATTCAGGTTCTAAAGATAATATTAGATGGGAAGTAGCAAATTCTTCATCAGATAATGGTACTTTTGATTTATTAATTAGAAGAGGTGATGATAAAGACACTAATAAAACTGTTTTAGAAACATTCTCAGGATTATCATTAGACCCTAAATCTGATAATTATGTTGCTAGAGTAATTGGTGATTATAAATACGAGTATGATACAACTGAAAATTATGTAAAAGTAACAGGCGATTATCCTAATGCTTCTAGATATGTAAGAGTAAAATCTGTATCACTTAAAACCCCAGATTACTTTGATAATGCTGGTAATGCTAAAGCTGCTTTCTCAGGGTACATTCCTACACAAGGTTCAGGTTCTTATTCCGGTACTTTCGAAGATGGAGAAGGTAGTTTAATTAACGCCCAAGGTGTTAACAATATGTTTGGGGACATTGCTACCCAAACTCAAGGTTTAGTAGCAGCAGATTATAGTGATATGCTAAATTTATTAGCTAACCAAGATGATTACCAATTTAATGTATTAACTACCCCAGGTTTAATTAGAGGTGTTTCGGCACATAGCACAGCTATTACTACTGCTATTAACAATGTACAAAGTAGAGGAGATGCAATTTATATTATTGATCCTTCCGCATATGGTCTTGCCATTTCAGCGGCCGATGGTCCTGTAGCAGAAGCTGGTACTATTAACTCATCTTATGGTGCTATGTATTGGCCATGGTTACAAACATCAGATCCAGATACTGGTGATAATGTATGGGTACCAGCCTCGACAATGATTCCGGGAGTTTACGCATTTAACGACAATGCCTCTGAACCATGGTTCGCTCCGGCGGGTATTAATAGAGGTGGTTTAACCACCGTAATTCGTCCAGAAAGAAAATTATCTCAATCTAATAGAGATACTTTATATAATGCTAAAGTTAACCCAATTGCTTCATTCCCTGGAGTAGGTACAGTAGTATATGGACAAAAAACATTACAACGTCAAGCAAGTGCTTTAGATAGAGTAAATGTAAGAAGATTATTAATTTCTTTAAAAAGCTATATTGGTCAGATTTCTCAAACTTTAGTATTTGAACAAAATACTGCTGCTACAAGAAATAACTTCTTATCACAAGTAAACCCTTACTTAGAAAGTGTTCAACAAAGACAAGGTCTTTATGCATTTAAAGTAGTAATGGATGATAGTAACAACACCCCAGATGTTATCGATAGAAACCAATTAGTAGGCCAGATTTTTCTACAACCAACTAAAACGGCAGAATTTATTATCCTAGACTTTAACGTACTTCCAACAGGAGCTACTTTCCCATCATAAGGATTTAAAAGTTGAATATTTATAATAAAATAATATAACGCAAAATGGCAGTATTAGACCCTAACGAAATTTTCTTCACAGCTTTTGAACCAAAACAAACTAATAGGTTCATCATGTATATGGATGGTTTTCCATCATTCATGGTAAAAGGTGTAAGTGGTGTATCTTTATCCCAAGGAACAGTACCTTTAAATCATATTAACGTACAACGTTTCGTTAAAGGTAAAACTACTTGGGACACAATCGATTTTACATTATTTGACCCAATTACCCCTTCAGGTGCTCAAGCGGTAATGGAATGGGTACGTCTACACCACGAATCAGTAACTGGTAGAGATGGTTATTCAGATTTCTATAAAAAAGATTTAACATTTAACGTATTAGGCCCAGTTGGTGATGTAGTTTCAGAATGGATTATTAAGGGTGCTTTAATTACATCAGCAAACTTCGGTGATTATAATTATGATACAGTAGATTCTGCTGTTGAAATTTCAATGACTGTACAACCTGATTACTGTATTTTGAACTTCTAAAAAAAAACAAATATTTTTGTAAAGAGAGCTTGGATTCGTTCAAGCTCTTTTTTATATTCATATTTATACTCGAATAAAGTTATTATAAATAAAAGATATGGAATTTAAATTACCAACAGAAACAGTACAACTACCTTCTAAAGGTCTTCTTTACTCAACAGATAACCCTTTATCATCTGGGAAAATTGAAATTAAATATATGACAGCAAAAGAAGAAGATATTCTTACTAATGCTAATTATATTAATGATGGTACTGTACTAGATAAATTAATGAAATCTTTAATTGTAAGTGATGTTAATTATAATGATTTATTAATTGGTGATAAAAATGCTATTATGGTATCTTCCCGTATTTTAGGATATGGTAAAGACTATAAATTTTCTTACCAAGGAGAAGAATATAATATTGACTTGAGTCAGTTAGATAATAAAGAAATTGATGAATCCCTTTTTACTAGAAGTAATAACAGATTTTCTTTTGAATTACCTTCTACTAAAATTACTATTGAGTTTAAAATTCTAACTCATGGTGATGAAGTAAAAATTGCCCAAGAAATTAAAGGACTAAAACGAATTAATTCCAACAATTCAGCAGAATTAACTACTAGATTAAAACATATGATTTTATCTGTAGATGGTAGTGAAGAAAGGTCTGATATTCGAAATTTTGTTGATAATTATCTTTTAGCTCAAGATGCCCGAGCATTAAGAACATATATTAATAAAATTCAACCTGATGTTGACCTAACTTTTTTTCGTGAACGCACTGGAGAAAAAACTTCAATTCCCATTGGACTTAACTTTTTTTGGCCTGACATCCGATAACGCACCACAATTTAGAAAAAGTATATTAACCGAAGTTCATGAAGTAGTATTTCATGGTGGGGGAGGTTATATTTGGAGTGAAGTATATAATATGCCTATATATTTAAGAAGATTTACTTTATCTAAACTTAAAGAACATTATACTAAAGCAAATGAATCATCTAAACCCCAAAAGAAAAATGGTCAACAATTAGTAGATAGTTCTGGAAAAGTAAATAAACAACAATTTAAATCAGCTACTTCTAAATATAAGTAAAATATAATCTTGTAATATTTATTACATATACATAGAATATGGCAGATTTAAAACAACAACAACAAGCAGCAAAGGAACTTAACCAAGAAATGCAATATATTCTTGATGCTGTTGTCTCTATTGGGGATAAACTTGTTAATGGGTTTAGAGAAGCTGTTGATGAAGCTGTAGAATTAGGGGATGTTACCGAAACTATGGGTAATACTCTTAAAAAAGGTTATAGTAAAGATTTAAGAGATGTAGCTAAAGTAAGTGAAGAACTTATTAAAGCTCAAGCTAGACAAAATAAAGGTCTTTTAAAATCTTCTGAAGTTGAAAAATTAAAAATAAAACTTTTAGAATCCCAAGCATTAAAAGAAGCTAGAGTTAATATAGCTAAAGAAAATGGTGTAAATTTAAATGAAGAACAGTTACATGCACTAAACGAACAAATATCCCTACAGGAAAAAGCTCTAGAAGCTATTGAAAAAGAAAATAAATCTAGAGGGATTGGTGCTGGTATTGTAGATAAACTTAAACAAAAAATAGCGGACATCCGCCCACCAGATATAGGTAAAGCAGTTTTTGCTTATATGGTAAAAATGCTTAAAGAAGTTGATAGTGAAGTAGCTAAGATACAAAGAGGATTTGCTGTAACTAAAGGTGAAGGTTTAGCTATAAATCAACAATTAGCTAGAACTTCTTTAGAGGCTCAAACCTTAGGGGTAAATTTAAAAACTGTAACCCAAGCCACAAATGATTTAAATAGTGCTTTAGGGGGAACTGCAAATTTATTTACTACTGATATTAGAAATGGAGTAGCATTTGCTGAAGAACGCCTAGGATTATCTGCAGAAGCTGCCTCTAACCTAGCAATAGAAGCCATTAATAGTGGTAAAGCTTTTAATGATGTAGTAGCTGAAAACGAAGCAGCATTTAAATCTATAAAAGCAACAACAGGTGTTGCTCTTAATTTTAAACAAACTTTAGAAGAAGCAAACCAAATTTCAGGAGCTTTAAGATTAAATTTAGAAAGATCCCCGGGTGGTTTAGTAGAAGCTGTAGCTCAAGCTAAATCATTAGGTGTAGAAATGGGCGCTATTTTAGGTACTCAAAGATCTATTTTAGATTTTGAATCATCTATTGCTGCTGAATTAAAAGCTGAATCCCTTATTAATAGAGATATTAACCTAGAAAGAGCTAGATTATTCGCTTTAAATGATGATATAGCTGGGTTAACTCAAGAAATTGCTAATGAATTCGGATCAATTGAAGAATTCCAAAGTTTAAATGTAATCCAACAGGATGCTTTTGCCGCAGCTTTAGGTATGTCTCGAGATACACTTGCAGACCAGTTAAGAACTCAAGAATCTATTAATAATAGTATTCAAACAGGAGTAGAAACACAAGGAGATTCTCTAACAGCAAATACAGCCGCCCTCTCAGCCCAAGATGCTTTAACTCAAGGTATTCAATCCTTAAATACTATTTTAAAAACTAGTTTAGCTTTAATATTAGCTATAGCTGGCGCAGCTTTAGTAATAGCAACTGGTGGAACAGCACTTCCAGCTCTTGCAGCTGCTTTTGGGGGGTTAGCCTTAGGTGGGGGAGTTGCTGCTGTTATGGATGGTACTGCCCCAGCAGAAAGAGGCCCTTTTACTATTACAGATTCATATGGTGCTACAGCAGTCACAGCAAAAGGAGATAATGTAGTAGTTTCTCCTAATGTATCCCAAGGTGGAAGTAATGATGGGATTACTAAAGCTCAAGCTAACGAAATGATTTCTTTATTAAAACAAGTAGCTAATAAAGATTTTTCTATTAATATGGATGGTAGAAAATTAAATTCATCAATGAAAGCTTCAGGAGTAGCTTATAATGTTTAATATTTATAACAAAATAATATTATGGGATTAAAAAACAAATTAGCTCAAAACGGTTCAAACCTAACTCAATGGAATGGTTCAACTCCTTCTGTTATGCCTGGGTCTAGCAAACAATCAAGATTACATGATGAGTATTCAATCAATGGTAACCCAGGTATGGGTGGTAAACCAAACCCATCTACATTAGATTTAGATGGGCTTACTCCTCCTAAGTACACTGATAACTTACCAGGATAATAAATGCCATTAATAGACTTACAAACAGACCTAACTTCTCTTAGATATGGGAAAGATAGACCTGGTGGTGGTTCTAGTCGTCAACCCTTTATAAAAGGTAAATCTTTAAATAAAAGAATTACTAATGATGGAATTGAAACTTTAGCCCGTACTGGAGGTCCAGATATGTTTATTCGTGGGGGCTTTCAAGTTGCGTCTTCTGTAGCCGATGATTTAGTAAGACTAGGAAAATATTTTACTACCGTAAAGGGGGGGTTATTTATAGCCCAACAAAATGCTTTATCAACATTAGGTACTCGAATTTATGGGGGGTACCCTACCTTAATTTCTGAAACTAATAAATATAGATTAAATGATGGTGTATACACCCCTTTAAGTACCTTAGCATCAGCAACAGGTACTGCTTTAGGAATTCACCCAAATAAACAAGGATTAGACCCAACTGGGTTAAGTGTTCCTTTTTCTCGTCCTGAGTATATAAACTTAGTAAATGGGAATTTAGTTGGTTTTCAAAGTTCACTATTGTCTATAAAAACCAAAAAAAATAATAGGTTAGTAAACCTTTACTCAAAAAAAATTGCTAATAGCAATGGTCATTCTGATTTAGAGTTATTTAGATATAGAGGAGGTCCAAATTCTGGTAAAAATGGTTCTTTAGATACTATAATTAAGACCGCTCCTGAAAGAACCCCATTTATAGGATATGAATCAAGTTTAGATTTTCCAACAATCCCTGCTAATAGAAGGTATTCAACATTATCTCAAGGGCAACTTCAAAATTATAGTGTAGTAAAAGATTCTTCTTCTACATTAGTTGAAGATTTTAGAAAAAATCTTACTATAAAACCTGCTTCTAATATATCTTCATCTCCTGATTATAAAACTAAAAATATTGAACAAAGGGTAGGATTAGGTAATCCTGGAGAAAGAGGTAGAAATAGAAGTAATTATTCAAAAGGTAGAACTTCATTTAACGATAAACCTGACCCTTTAGATAAAATAAATTCTTTATATCTGTATAAAAGTGAAAATGTAACTGAAGATATAAGTAAAAAGAATGATTTAGTTAAATTTAGAATTGCTACTATAGATAATAATAATCCTAAATTAGCAACTTTCGCCCACTTTAGAGCATTTATAAACTCATTTACAGATTCTATGGGTGCTGAGTGGAATAATTTTAAGTATATAGGTAGAGGAGAAAATTTTTATACATATCAAGGATTTAATAATACTGTAAGTATGGGATTTACAGTAGTAGCTCAATCTATACAGGAACTTTCTATTATGTTCCAAAAATTAAATTATTTAAAATCTACACTTGCCCCTAATTACTCAGATAATGGATATATGAGAGGAAATATCCATAGATTAACTCTTGGGGGTTATTTTTATGAAACTCCGGGTATTATTGAAAGTTTAACATATACTATTCCTCAAGAAAGTCCTTGGGAAATTTCAATCCCTGCTACTAATACTGAAATATCTTCTGTTGGGGGTACTACATTCAGAAACCCTTCAGTAAAAGAACTACCCCATATGATTAATGTAGAAATGACATTTAAACCTATCTACAAATTCCTCCCAGAAACTGTAAAACATATAGATGCAGCTGGGGCTATTACTCAAAGGTTTATATCTTTAGAAGATGGAACTTTAACAGATAAAATAAATAATCTATATCAAGATTTCCCATCAAATGTTTATAGAGCAAACGATCACCAAAAAGATGGTCCTTTTGTTCCTACTACATCCACCCCTACAGAAGCTGATTTAGATGCTATTGATGATGAAATTACAAGGATTGAAAATTTAGATAGAGGATAATGGCACGTTACAGAAATATATTAAAAACTAAAACACTAGAAAATACCCGTTTATATAGGACGGTTAAATATCCAGATATTCCTCGCACTAATAATGATGTTTATGTTATTACTACAGATGGAGATAGATATGATATTTTAGCTCAATTATATTACGAAGATCCTTCTTTATGGTGGGTTATTTCTTCTGCTAACGCTGAATATACTCAAAGTTCTTTATACCCACCTGTAGGAATTCAACTTAGAATTCCTGGAAATTTAAACTCTGTTTTAGAAGCATACAATACATTAAATCAATAAAAAGTTATGGCTAATATAGTAGGAGAAGATCATTTAGCTTATGTAAAAGACCAAATTAAAACACGTCAAGATATTTTAGGAAAACCCTCTAAAACCTCATCTGATATAGTTTGGGAAAATGCTTCAACTTCTTGGGTAAGATTATTATCTTCAGTAAATATAGAAGATCAAATAGTTTTAAAATTTGATGAAACTATTTACCAAGATGTAACAGGCTCAGATAATGGGACCTCGTTTAGAAATGAATTTTTAGGATTAGAAAATTATAAAGGTAATCAATTATCTCAAGAATTAGTTCTACAAGGAGGAACTTTAAATAATACTAAATCTAAATTTGGAGTAACTAATGATACTTCAAATTTACCTACTTCTAATTATAACTATGGGTTTGGAGGAACTGATTTTGGAATTAAACCTATGCCTGGGATCATTTCATTTAATTCTAAAACTTACAGTAATGGTTCTTTAAGAAAAGCTACAATTTCTTTAATAGCTCATAATCGTAAACAATTTGAATACATAGAATCTACTTATATAAGGTTAGGTTATACTATGTTAGTAGAATGGGGTAATTCAAACTATCCTCTTTCTGTTGATGAATATGCTTCAACACAAGATATAAGCGAATTAACTCTTCAAAATGAATTTCTAACAGGGTTTGATAAAGGGACTGATTTGTTTTATACTAAAATTGAAAATCTTAGAAAAAAATCTAAAGGGAATTACGATGCTTTTTTAGGAAGAGTTACTAATTTTTCTTGGGAATTTACTAAAGAAGGATCTTATACTATTAGTTTAGATTTAATGAGTATAGGTAGTGTAATTGAAAGCTTAAAAATTAATACCTCTTTAGACAATATAAAATATACTCTCCCTTCAGGATCAACTCCAGAAGAAAGTTCAAATGACCCAACACCTGAAGAAGATCGTCCAACAGCTTTAGAAGTAGCTATAGATTTATTAACTACAACTCAAGTAGAAGAAGTCCCCGTAACTGTAAAATCAACTTCATCCAATACAAGATTAGGTAGTACTAATCAGTTTGTAAATAAAACTATAACTTCTCCTATTAAAACTTCTTTAACTGAAGAAGAAGCAAAATCTTTAAACCTTGAAACTACAGCATTTACCAAACCCAATAATATATTATCATGTAATGCTGCTTATGGAAATGAAACACAAGAATCTAAACATTATTTACGTTTAGGAGTTCTTCTAGAATTTATTAACCGAAAACTTTTGGTTTACGACAAAAACCAAAACCCAGCATTAATTTCTATAGATAATAGCGAAGATACTTATTGTTATAGTAATGGTTATAGTTTTTCAGGTGATCCTTCTAAGATGATTAACAAATTAGATGTAAATTTAGGGGATGAAGAAATAAAAGTTTTTCCCTCTCTCCCAGAATTTCATACTAAAATAGGAACTGAACGTGTAGGTAAAGTAATGAATCTTTTTTATGAAAAAGAATATTTAAAGGGTTTAATTAAATCTAAATCTGATGAAGAAGGTAATTTATCTATTTACGAATTTTTAAATCAAATATTAATTGATACTAATAGATTTTTAGGAGGAGTAAATAAATTAAAATTAAGAGTTGTTGAAAAAACTTTTGCAGGGTCTAACTCAGAAAGTACTCAAACTTTTGAAGCTGTAGGAGAAGCTCAATTTGTAGCTTTTAATCCAGATGCTACTGGTGAATTTGCAGATTCAGATGATATTGCTATTAGTGATAGTTTATTTCAAACTGCAACCGTTACGGCTAGTAGACCAACAGAACCAATAACTAAACAAGTATTAGAAATATATGATGAAGTTCCATTTAAAAAAATAGATACAAACCCTGTATTTAATATATATGGGTTTAATGGTAATGCTGGAAATTTTGTAAGAGATTACCAATTAACCACTACTTTAGATAAAGATTTTGCTACTATGATTTCAATAGGGGCCCAAGCTACAGGTAGAGCTGTTGGGGAAGATGCTACTGTATTTAGTAAATGGAATATAGGGTTAGTAGATAGAATAATCCCTACTAAACTGGATATAGAAAAAGCAGGGCAAGAAAATGCTCAAAGTAGAGTTGATTTTTCTTTATTAAGAGAAACTTATAAAAATTATCTTCGCAAACTTAAAAGTTCCTCTGAATTATCTTTTACCAATAACCCAGGAGTAGCAGGTCAAAATAGTACTTTTGCTGGTTATGGTTTTCCGGATCTATATCTTAGTACTACAGGTGATAATAACCCAACATTTACTAAATTTTTAAGTATTCAAAGAGATTTTTTTAATAAAGTACTATCATATGATGCTGAAAGGAAAGGCATAACAACCCCTTTTGTTGGTTTTTTACCCATTAATCTATCTTTAACATTTGATGGTCTCTCAGGTATTAGAATTTTTGATCAATTAACTATTGACTCTAGATATTTACCTAAAAATTATGGTGAAACTTTAACCTTTATTATTACTGAATTAGATCATGTTATTGAAAATAATAAATGGATTACAAAAGTAGGTACACAATCTAGGGCAAAATTATTTGATGAAAGACCTGAAGTAGCTATAGAAGAACAAATTACTAGAATTATTGAAGAATCTATAATCGAAGAAGACCCAGTAATAGAAGAAGAAACTCCTGAAGTTATCGATAATAGAATAGATAGTTATTTCTATATAGATAGAGCTATTGCTAGGGATTTCCGTATAGGTAGAAGACCTAAAGGTAGAAGAACAAATTCTGTAGATGAAGTATTACAATATATTAATAACTCCCCCTACGTACAAAATAAATTTAGAAAATTTCTTAATGGTTTATTAGAAAGATATCCTAAAGATTTTAGATTTAATATAGGTTCTATAACTAGAAAATTAGATACTACTACCGGGGTAGGAATTGGTTCTACCCACGTTTGGGGATTTGCTATAGATATGTCTATATATAAAGCTTTCCCTAAGGGGGATGATGTAGATGGAGATTTAGTTCCAAGCAAAGATAAGTTATACGTTAGATATGGAACCCCTGCTGGCGCTCTAAAATGGAGTAAATTAGGAGTTCCTGATATAGCTAAAGCTGCTGGATTAAGATGGGGAGGGACTTGGACTGCTGGCACTTGGGTATATGATTGTGTCCATTTTGACGCTATACCAGATTGGAAATCAGTTTCATCAAATGCAAAAGAAGTTTTATTTGAAAAATACCCTAAAATTCAAACTTTATTATTAAATAGAACAAAAAGAAGTAAAGAAATATTAGGAGCTATAAATCAAACTAATTTCCTTAGAATAAGTAATGAAGATGGTAAAACTGTATTTAGCGCTGGAGAATTAGAATTTGTTAATTTTTATGGTTTATCTTCTTCATCTTCACAATACGTAGATATAAATGATGTAAAAGGAACTTAAAAATGTATTATCCAAAATCACATATAACTCCTAATTTATATTGTAATGGTGAATTATCTATACTAGGATCTAATCAACCCTATATTGGGTACTATTTTACTACTATTGATGGTAAAGCTTACACTGGAAGATTCCCAGAAGACGGTAGTAATTTAGAATTAACAACACCAGAATCTTCAACAGCTACTACTGATGAAGGAGAAGAAGAAACTGACTACAGATTTTATGGTATAGATAATCTTAATTATTCCTTGCTTAATAATATCACCCCAAACTCCTCAGTACCTCCACCACCTATTCCTTTTTACCCCCAACCCAACACCCAAGATTACCAGTTAGGAGAATTTACAAGATACTTTTCTAAAAAAACCAATGAAAATAGATACACTGAAACTAGTGGATTATTTAAAAATTCTTTGTATATTGGTATCCAATTACCATGGTTAATAACAGGGGACAAAAACGAAGTTGCTCGTGTAAACGAAAATATGGTAAAGTTAAGAGAACAAGAACTTGGGATAACTGGATTTGGATTTTACCTAAAGTATAATTATCTTAAGTTCTATAAGTAAAGTTATAGATATAAGTGTTTTGGTTAATAGAGAATAAAGAACAATTTGAGGTTTTAAAAAATAGCGGTTTTAAAGAAGCGTTTGTAGAGATTATTTCAAATAATCCTTACCAACATCCAACACAAAACTCTATTATTGGCTTCTATGTAAGACCTATCCAAGGTCATAAGGGATACATTCTACCTATATCTCACCCCGAATGTGAAAATTTGTTTGAGGATGAGGTATATTTATATTTAAAAGGGTTAGAGACGATATATGTAAGAGACAAGAAAGAATTTCTACACTACACGATTTTAAAGCAACTTGTAGATATAACATTAGGATCTCCTCCGTATATACCTCCAAAAACAACAGCTCATTCTACATTATATAGGAGATTTCCGGATCTATTAACGGTTAATCAACTTGTGCCAATTACCAAACATTATGAGGTTTGCGAGCAAGTATATGATGATTTGGAGCATCGTGTTAATACCGTGGTAAACCCGTTTTATAATGACCGAGCCACGCTTGTATTTAATGCAATCGAGCGTAATGGTATAAAAATTGATAAAGATGAATTTGAAAAACATTTCCACCCAGTTGAAAACGATGTTGTATACACTAGTTACAACTATAAAACGCTTACGACAAGGCCTT